CGGCAGACGCACGCCGATTAAGTGGTATGGGAGAACACCATGAGGTTTATTGTTTCAGATAATTTAGGTGAACTAAGACGCTTTAATTGGCTAGACGAGGCTAAACGTTTTATTGGCGATGACTCCGAAATGTTTCTCACCAAACTACCAAGGCCAGTTAAGCAAGACCCGAACATGAAGGCACAACAGTTACTAGGTGAGGCACTAATATGAACGCAAATGAACTAACAGATGAGGAAATACGGCACATTCAAGCTATATGCCATCTTAAAGATGTTGGTTACAATAATTTTATTATGCGGTTCGCTAGAGCAATACTAAGAAAGGCACAAGAAAAAACAACCGAATCAGTCATGTCAGAGCATTGCACCTGCTACAAGTTAGGCTACAACCCGTTAAATGATTATAGAAAGGTAAAAGCGAAATGAAGATTATCAAGAGAATGTACTCAGCAGTATTTAGCCCAGCCAGCTCGTTAGACCTGGCTAAGGACGAGCTAGAAAAGTCACGCAAGGCTTTCCTAGTAAACAAGACACACACCGAGTACTACGCTGCACAGGTAGACTTTGAGACCAAGCGCATCAAACGGCTCGAGGAATACATTAGTGATATGGAACCATCGGCAAGGGCCAAATCAAAATGAGCTTCACAATATACCAAGCAGACGGGCTAAAAGTTATTCAATACTTCTTTAATATAGAAGAACTTATTAAAGCAATGCTTAATAACCCGCATGATGCGTATCACAGGAATGCAAAATGACACTAGAAGAAGCCCTACTACAAATTGAAGTATTAAAAAAACAGCTCGAGCTGTATCAGTACAGCTACGGCCAGATGATTAAACAAATGAAAGAACTAGATGACAAACGTAAAGAAGATTGAGTTTGAAGAGGGCTGCTTTGATAACCTTGAAGACGACATGACTCAGGAGGAGATGGAGGCGTTAATCCAAGGTATCCACCAGCTGCTCGAGACGGGCGAGATACTTGAGAACGCTACTCCAGTTGAAGACCTGCCCGAAGAAGAGCAGGAAGAGATTGCACGCATGTTTGAGCGCAAAGCAAAACAAACAAGGCACTAAATGCTAAAGAAGAAAAAGAAATACGACTACTACAAGCTGGACGTTGGCTTTTATCCTGACGTGATGAAGCTGTGCTTTGACAACAAGGTATTTCAAGAGATACTCAAAGACCACGACATCAAGTTAAAGACCAGCGCCTTAGACATTGGCATGGCCGAGACGCACCAGATTGGCGACGGCAAGGAGGGCATCATTATCTTGGTGTTTGACCTGAGCGACATGGGCGACGACATGGGACTAATAGTCGACACCATAGCACATGAGGTCAGTCACGCAGTCGACCACCTGGCAGAGTTTATTGGCGAGGAGAACAACTTTGTCGGAGAGACGCGGGCCTACCTTACTGGCTCATTGATGAAACAAATATTTAAGATAACAATGAGCGAGAAAGATAAAAATGTTAGAAAAGCAAATCGAAAAGTTCTTAGTAAAAAGAGTAGTCGAGTCGGGCGGGATAACGTTCAAGTGGATCAGCACGGTCTCGGGGGTGCCAGATCGCATAGTCTTGCTGAACTCGAAAGTATTGTTCGTCGAGCTGAAAACGGAGACGGGCAAACTGTCAGGCCGCCAGATCCTAGTGTTTGACCAAATAGGCGAGCAGGGATTCCCCGTTCATATTCTACGCAGCTACGAAGACATCGAGGAGTTTATCCATGAAACGCTTAAATCCTAACACTGGAAAATTGTTTAAACTTGGCGACGTACGAGATGATAAGCTCGTATTTAAACAATACAAAAAAATAAAAAATAAAAGTGGATTTTTTGTTGAAGAGTGGGTAAATTTAAAAAATTTTATTTTAGGAAAAAGTTTTTCAAACGCAAAATCAAGAGCTGTAAAAGATAATTTGCCGTTTAACTTAACCGCAGAATATTTAAAAAGTATAAAGACAGACAATTGCCCAGTGTTTAATATTCCGTTAACGTGGGATAGGATAGGAAAAGGGTATAAAAATAACAACAACGCACCTTCATTGGATAGGATTATCCCTGAGTACGGGTATATTATTGGCAACGTGGTTTACATCAGCAAATTAGCAAATGAAATAAAATCAAGTGCCACAGAGGTAGAGCTGTACGCTGTAGCGGACTGGTTGCACAAAGAACGAAAGAGAGTATTAAATAATGTTGAACCGATCACAGCTGCACCAGTACCAACAAGACCTGATACAAAAGGCAAAGACGATTCCCAATCTGGGACTATTCCTACCGCCGGGGCTGGGCAAGACGGCGACGACATTGACCATCATAGCGGAACAGTTCAAAGGCAAGACGTTAATCATAGCCCCCAAGCGAGTAGCCCAGACGGTATGGGACACGGAAATAAGCAAGTGGCAACATCTCAGCAACTTAACCTGCTCGAAGGTATTGGGCAGTGAAAAGCAGCGACTTGACGCGCTGTCTGTCGAGGCAGATATCTACATCATAAACCTTGAGAATGTGGCATGGCTATGTGGCCTCTCAGATAAGTTAGTGTTCACTAACTTAGTGATTGACGAGTCCAGTCGGTTTAAGGACCCCAGCACCAAGCGCTTTAAGGCGCTTAAAAAGCATTTAAAGGGCTTCTCACGGCGTTTAATACTAACCGGCACACCTACCCCTCAGGGACTACCCGATCTCTGGTCACAGGTGGGCATATTGGACTTAGGAGAGCGCTTGGAGACAAGCCTAACCAAGTTTAGGGATAAGTACCTAACCCCCAACCAAATGAATCGCCACACACACGTTATATACAGCTGGAAACTACAACCCAATGCAGATCAGATTATTAAAAACAAAATTGAAGACATATGCTTTAGCCTTAAAGCTGAGGATTATTTACAGCTACCTAGCTGTACGTCGCTTTATCACAAAATTGATTTAGACCCACAAGTAAAGAACAAATACAATGAGCTTAGAAAAGATATGGTCGTTGAAATCGGTAAGGGGCAGATCACAGCTCCAACAGCAGCGACACTGGCGAACAAGTTACTGCAATTCACCTCGGGCGCAGTCTATGGCCAAGATGGAGAGCCGCAGGAAATACACCGTACTAAATTGGAATACCTTGAGTCGATCATGGAAGAATCTTCAAGCCCGACACTGGTTTTCTACCATTTCAAGCACAGCCTCAACAGGATACGCCTCCAGTTCCCGCAGAGTGTGGTGCTGGACGATGACAACATTGCAGCGTGGAATCGTGGCGAGATTCGTATGCTGCTTGCCCATCCGCAGAGTGGTGGTATCGGGATTAATTTACAGTGCAACGCTGGAGAGACAGCCCAAACGGTTTGGTTCGATTTACCATGGAGCTCAGAGAACTACATCCAAGCGAATGCTCGGGTCTACCGCCAAGGGCAAGAAGTGCCGGTTATATTACACCACCTAGTAGTGGCAAACACAATCGACGAGCAAGTAGTCAAGGTACTAGAAGGAAAAATAAATTTGCAGGAGGCCTTGTTAAATGCGCTAGATTTTGCATTAATATAGCCATGAGAACAAAAACCAAACATAAGATAAACGCTGTAGCCCCCCGACTTAGTGACGAAGATATTGACCCGATTGAGCAAGATGATTCTGAAAATGTAACCATACCGTCTAACGACGGGTGGCTGCCGTGGGATCCTGAAGACATATCTGATATTCGTAGACTAGTTACCGAGAGCATGCCAGAAAAACAGCGTTTTATTATGGAGTCGTTTTTAGATGGGCTAAGTTATGCAGATATTTATGTTACTGAAAAGTATTGGCGGTACCATTTTGTTAAAGGAATTGAATTTCTTAAAAAGGAGTTAAAGGTATGAGTACATTTGTTGTGGAGCATATTTACAAAGGGTATCCCATGTTTGAGACTATCCGTGGCGTAGAAGATATAAGCCTGGACCTGTTTGATAAGGTGCAGACAATGTGGGTATGTGACAGTGAAGAAGAAGTTACCGCAGTTGAGAATGAGTTACGGAGGAAGCATGGTGAACGATCCAGTCAACAACCCTAAGCACTACACTGCGCACCCCTCGGGCATTGACTGTATCCAGATTACTGAGCACATGGGTTTTTGTTTGGGCAATGCGTTTAAATATATTTGGCGAGCAGATTTAAAACACGACGCGATTGAAGACCTACGCAAGGCGCGTTGGTACTTAGATCGTGAAATAGAAAAAAGGAATAAAGAGATGATACTAGAAATTGATGACGATTTTTCAGATGACATTACCGCAACCAATTTAGCGGAAAGCTATGTCTCAATATCCAAAAATATAGAAGAGACTGAGTACTTTCACGACGATGATATAGCCGATTGGAAAGAGCTACTGCCAGCGATTATGACTGTCGGCAAATGGTACAGCTATGACTTTGAAGCTGAAATAAAAAAGGCTAAGGAAAAAAGTGAACAAGAAAATTGATTTAGAATCTGCTGTTATGCTGATGTGGCAGACCAGCGACGACATTGAGTTGCTATACAAGCATTACAGCGACGCACCCAAGCCAATGACAGAAGATGAAGTGGCCAATGCGTTACTTGGTATTAAAACCATACACGATATGCGTTGCGCTGCGTTAATGGACATGTACACCCGTAAATTTGAATTAGATGAGTACTGTGTTGACCCAGATATATTAGCAGCAAGAGATAAGTTGTTTGATGAAGCGTTAATTGAAGCAAAAAGTAAAAGGAAAAAGAAATGAATGAAAAAGAAGTGTTAGAGCAATTAGATAATTTTGTAGTTAACTTAGAGATTCCAGTCAAGCAGTTAAACAGCTGGTTAAACGCTTGGAATCAACCAAATCAAACCCCCACTATTTTTTGGTATGACATGATTACCACGGCACAAGCCCAAGCAGGCCCGCAGGTTGAACAAGCCAAAAAGTCATTGGAAACTTTAGCGAAGTCCGCTGAGAAAGAAGTAGTCGATGAGTGATTTGTTTAACAAGATGATGGAGGCCAATAAGTTATCCAACGATCAGGCTAAGGCTAAGCGTGAGGCAGAAATTGAAGCCAAACGGCATGAGATGGCTGGCGCCATGACCCGCATGATGATCAACGAAGCCCTTGGCCGTGTACAGCAGACAAAACAGGAAAACGAGGCCTTGGCTAAAATTCAAAAAAGTGGGGCGGAAAAGAAGTAATTGTTGCATTAATGTATATAGGAGCAGTAGAACTCGTCGGGAGACGCTTTGAACCTCCACTCACACTTTTACACACAGGAGATTTACAATGAACCCATTTGAAATTCGCAATAGCCTTTTACTTACGGCAAAAGACTTTATGACCCAGCAGTACGACGCACAGATTAAGGTCTGGGAACTGGCAAGTAAGGCAACAGAAAAATTTGAAGCTGCAGCCCCTAGCTTCCCCACAATGGCAGAAATTATTGAGCACGCCATTGAGATGAACAAATTTATCAGCGGAACCGTAGAGACAGAACTAATCAACGGCGCCAAAAAACTAAGCAAAATAACTAAGGTATTCTAAAACACAATGGCAACTAAACCCGGTTTGTATGCAAATATCCACGCCAAAGAGGCGCGTATCAAGGCTGGCTCAGGCGAGAAGATGCGCAAACCGGGCACCAAAGGCGCACCCACAGCAAAAGCATTTAAAGAATCTGCTAAGACTGCTAAGAAATAATGGCGACAAAACACGACAAACCAATCCCACGCAAGACCACTGGCGCTGGTAAGACCTACAACCCTACAGACAAGGGCGCAGGCATGACCGCCAAGGGTCGGGCAGAGTACAACAGTAAAAACAATAGCAACTTAAAAGCACCAGCACCGCACCCAAAGACAGACGCAGACAAGGGCCGCAAGGCATCGTTTTGTGCTCGTATGGAAGGTGTTGTCAAAAAATCAAAAGGCCCAGCTGAAAGAGCTAAGGCATCACTAAAAAATTGGAATTGTTAATGGCCAAAAAATTTAAGTTTAACGAAGATCTTGCCAAAGTTATTTTGGAGTTGGGCCAACAGGGCGCATCTCAAAAGGCTATGTATGCCGCTATTGGCATCAGCAAAGACACGGCAGCCAAGCTAAAAAAAGAAGACCCCTTGTTTGCTGAGACAATGTCCTTAGCCACAACTTACGGCCAAGCATTTTGGGAAAACATGATGTTAGCCAACATTGACAACAAAACGTTTAATTCCAGGGTAGCGGAAATTAGTCTACGTGGTCAGTACCCAGACGACTACCGTGAGCGCATGGATATAAAACAAGATATAAAACAAGAGGTTAAGATCGATTTCAACAAAGAAGTTGCAGAATTGATTGCCGCCCTAAAAACCTAAAAATATTTATTTTCACTTTTCTCTAAATGGGGGTCCGAAAGGGCCCCTTTTTTTGCATTAATATATGTAAGATTAAACAGATTAAAAGGCAAAAATGACAGCTCACGCGATTTTATCAGCTTCAGGCTCCAAGAGGTGGTTATCATGTACACCCAGCGCACGCTTAGAGGCCACACTTCCAGAACAAAAAAGAAACCATGGGGCATTTGACTTCTCCCAAGAAGGCACCATGGCGCATTCGTTAGCAGAAGTTAAATTACGGCATCATTTTGGTCAAATAGGAATTGAAGAATATGAAAAAGAATACGAAATTATTAAGGCAACACCCTACTACAACGACGACTTTGAGGCTAATGTCGATAATTACGTTCTATATGTCCGCAGTCAAATCGGTGAAGGTGATACCCCACTATTTGAACAGCGCGTGGATTTCTCTGACTGGGTTCCTGACGGTTTTGGTACAGCCGACGTGGTTATACTTTCTAAGCACGCCATTCGTGTCATCGACCTCAAGTTTGGAAAAGGGGTCCCCGTATCCGCGCTCGACAACACACAGCTGCGACTATACGCGCTTGGTGCGTACAGCAAATTTAAAGAAGAGTACCCAGAAATCAAAGAAGTCAGCTACACGATACATCAACCGCGTCTTGACAGTATCAGTACCGACGGCACCAGTGTTGCTAAACTTGTCGACTGGGCCAACTACTTTGTCAAACCCAAAGCCAAGAAAGCGTGGAGTGGCAGTGGCGAGTTCCTCCCCGGCGACTGGTGTCAGTTCTGCAGGGCAAAAGCGCAGTGCCGTGCCCGCAGTGACTTCAACTCGGAGCTCGCAAAGCAAGACTTCAAATCCCCAGCACTCCTCACCGAAGAAGAAGTCAGTGAAGTCCTTGTCAAAGCGCAAAATTTAAGGACGTGGGCTAACGACGTAGAAGATTATGCATTGTCTAGAGCCGTGGAGCAAAGCATTATCCCCCCTGGCTTTAAACTATCTACCACAATAACCCACCGTAAAATATCAGACCAGGCGCTAGCTGCCGTGGTGCTAATTGAAAAGGGTATGGATGAGGCAATTATCTGGGAGCAACCAAAATTAAAGTCTATTGCAGCGCTTGAAAAGTTAGGACCAAAGGGCCAACTAACGGCATGGCTTGGCGATTTAGTTATTCGACCAGAGGGCGCACCTAAGCTAGTAAAAGAAAAAGAAAACGCCAAGGAAGATTTTGCGTGAGTACTTGGCTAATAGCGGCCATGGGATTAGTTTATCTAGTCGTGGCTATTGATCAATTTATAAAGGGCGGCGTGGGCACTGGCATCATGTTTTTAGGTTACGCAATTGGAAACGTGGGGCTAGTAATCGTAGCTAAATAATAATCATAAAAGGCTGCTATGATGGTACAATGTTATGGTTCGGAGTTTGAAATTCCAGACCTATTAATAAACAAGTTCTTTAAAGATTTTGATGGGCTGCCCGGTAGTGGGCAACGAGAAAATATATGTAGTTTAAGAAATTCAGTTGATGAAATTTTAGATGTTGTAGCAGAAGACCCAGAGATGTTGTACGAGCCAGAGTATTTGTCTGATTTTTTAAGGGCACTGGCGATGAAGCAAGCACTGGCAAATCATGGTATTCTGTATGACGCTTAGTTATTTAAGGGTAGACGAACAGGCCCCTATTGAAGTCCTGTTCTACAGTTAAAAAGGTAATGTCATCATGGCAGCTAAATCAGTAAGAACAAAACTCGTAACAAACAAAGTTCGTTTGTCTTTCGTTAACGTATTTGAACCAGCCGAGACTTTAAACGGTGTACTTAAATATTCGACAATGGTATTAATTCCAAAGTCTGATAAAGAAGGTGTCGCTCGTTTTAATAAAGCATTTGAAGATACTAAGCAGGCCAATGCAGCATTTTTTGGTGGCTCGGTACCTAAGCTATTAAAAGGTGGCTTACGTGATGGTGATGCAGAAAAAGAAGATCCAGAATTTGTGGGTCATTATTTCTTTAATGCCTACGCAAATATTGATCGTAAACCTGGCGTTGTAGACGCTGAAGTAAACCCAATCCTTGATAAGAATGAGGTTTACAGTGGTTGCTATGGTCGTGTGTCAATTGATCTGTTTCCGTATGACACAGCAGGCGCCCGCGGTATTGCTGTTGGCTTAAACAACGTTCAAAAGTTGGAAGACGGAGAACGTTTAGGTGGTTCTAGCACATCAGCAGCAACAGATTTTGCAGTATAAGTAGTTCCTTTAGTAGTACCTGTAGTACGGGGAGTGTCCATAGAAGCTGTGGCCTCCCTTTTTTATCCACCAACTAACATAAAAAGAAACCATGGACCAATACCGTGAATACATTGCCGCCAGCCGCTACGCTAGATACATTGATGACAAAGGTCGTCGTGAAACTTGGGAAGAGACAGTACAACGATTTATAGATTATATTTTTAACAGAACACCAGCGATAGCTGAAGACAAAAAAACAAAGAAAGAATTATTTAACGCAATCCTTAACCATGAACTTATGCCGTCAATGCGTGCCTTGATGACGGCAGGAAAGAGTGCCGACCGTGATAACACTTGCATCTATAATTGCTCGTATCTCCCAGTGGATGACCCCAAGTCATTTGATGAGGCCATGTTTATCCTCTTGTGTGGAACTGGAGTTGGATTCTCAGTCGAATCAAGGTATATTAATGGTTTGCCGGAAGTGCCGGACCGCCTATTCGATTCCGAGCATACGATTTCCGTCCACGACTCTAAAGAAGGATGGGCCAAGTCACTACGTCTACTCCTCGCTAACCTCTGGGCTGGAGAAATTCCAAAGTGGGACGTGTCCAATGTCCGCCCTGCCGGAGCACGACTCAAAACATTTGGTGGAAGAGCTTCAGGGCCAGAACCACTAGTAGATTTGTTTGAATTTACCGTGGCAATGTTTAAACATGCCAAGGGCAGAAAACTTAACTCACTAGAGTGCCATGACCTAATGTGCAAGATTGGTGAGGTTGTGGTTGTGGGTGGTGTGCGAAGATCTGCTATGATTAGCCTATCTGATTTAGATGACGAAAGGATTAGACATGCAAAAGCTGGACCATGGTGGGAAACCGCGCCTCACAGAGCGCTTGCTAACAATTCTGCTGTTTATAACGAAACGCCAACCGTTGGTAAGTTTATGGAGGAATGGGTCTCCCTTTACAACTCGCATAGTGGAGAACGCGGAATTTTTAACAGAGAGGCTGCAAAAAAGACTGTGGCCAAATACGGTCATCGAGACGTTAATTATGATTTTGGGACTAACCCTTGCAGCGAAATTATTTTACGACCTTATCAGTTCTGTAATCTAACAGAGGCGGTAATACGACATGACGACACCAAAGAAACTTTATTGCGCAAGGTTAAACTGGCAGCAATCTTGGGGACAATTCAATCTTCGTTTACCAAGTTCCCTTACCTGCGAAAAGTGTGGCAACGCAATACGGAAGAAGAAAGACTTCTTGGCGTGTCCTTCACTGGAATTTATGACAACAAACTTACATGCACCCAAGGAGAAGAACTAAATGGCATACTCACAGAGTTACGAGAAATGGCTAGGGCAACAAATAAACAGTGGGCTGAAAGACTTGGAATCCCTACAAGCACAGCTATCACTTGCGTTAAACCTTCGGGAACAGTATCCCAGCTCGTTGATAGCGCAAGTGGAATCCATCCTCGTCACGCTAAGTATTACATTAGACGGGTTAGAGGAGATAAAAAGGACCCTCTCTCACGGTTCTTAATACAACAAGGAATACCAAATGAAGAATGCGTATATAAACCAACCCAAACCGTCGTATTTAGCTTCCCTCAAAAAGCGCCTGACGGACTCACTCGGGATGATGTTACTCCGATTAGCCATTTGGAGCTTTGGCTTACTTATCAAAGATTCTGGTGTGAACATAAACCAAGTGTTACCATCTCGGTCGAAGAAAAAGATTGGCCAAGCGTCGGTGCGTGGACTTGGGAAAACTTCAGCGAAATCAGCGGAGTCAGCTACCTCCCGTACGACGGCGGCACGTACCGCCAAGCCCCGTACGAAGAATGCACCGAAGAACAATATAACGAGCTTAAAGCCAAGATCCCCACGATCAACTGGAGCGAGCTTAAAGAAGAAACCGACAATGTAGAAGGTGCTCAGATGCTTGCTTGTTCTGCGGGTTCCTGCGAAATATAATGTCGTTATACCGATACTTTTTAAACAATAACAAAAAGGTAATCCACAAGTGGGTTCACTACTTTGATATTTATGAAAGGCATTTTGCTAGGTTCAAAGATAAAGCACCTGTTGTATTAGAAATAGGTGTCTTTAAAGGTGGTTCGATGCAAATGTGGAAAGACTATTTCGGGCCGGGCACAAAAATCATTGGAATAGACATTGACCCAACTTGCAAACAACATGAAGAAGAAGGAGTTGAAATCTTTATTGGCAATCAAGATTGTCCTGGGTTGATTAATACTATTTTTAACAAGTACCAAAACATTGACATTGTGATTGACGATGGTGGTCATCACATGAAACCAATGGTTAACTCATTTAATTTGATATACGATAGGGTTAACCCCAACGGTGTGTATTTGGTGGAAGACACGCATACATGCTACTGGGAAGAGTACGAGGGCGGTTTAAAACTTCCTAGTAGCTTTATGGAGTTTACAAAGAATAAGTTAGACGAGATTAACGCGGTACATTCGAGGGGCACAGTGCCAATCACAAAGTTTACTAAATCGACCGATCTTATTGCCTGTTATGATAGCATTGTGGTTTTTGAAAGAAAACCACAATCAGAACGTCAAGCACTTTTTATGCCTTAAAAATATTTTTTTTGTTGGTAGTAATATTGGGGGCTTCGGCCCCCTTTTTTATGTTACAATTAATTTCCGCCAATACGTTGGTTTGCCTTAGGAGCGCATAATGATATATTCAATAGACTTTGAAACACGTAGCTTTGCCGACTTAGCAAAAGTCGGGCTTGACAAGTACGCCAACTGTCTATCCACCGAAGTATTATGTATTGCCTTTGGTGCGTACCCAGACGTGATACGTCTAGTAGACAAATCCATTTTAAATAAAAACTTTCCATTGCTAGACCACGTCCGCAATGGCGGCAAGATACAGGCATGGAACGCCTTGTTTGAGTACGCAATCTGGAACTGTGTCTGCGTCCCTAAGTACGGCTGGCCAGAGCTAAAGCTAGAGCAGTGCATTGACACCATGGCCATAGCAGCGGCTAACAACATCCCCCAGGCCCTTGGTGACGCCGCCTTGTTTATGGATGCGAGCCAGCAAAAAGACACCCGTGGCAGGTACCTAATCCAGAAGCTATGCAAGCCAGTTAAAGGATCCTTTAATAACGACCCAAAATTGATGGCTGAGATGTTTGAATACTGTAAGCAGGACGTACGCACAGAAATGGCAATTGGAGCCAATTTAAGGCCTCTTGTAGCCTCCGAACAGGATGTATGGACCCTTACCCAACGAATCAATTTAAGAGGCGTACCGGTTGATCCTGTAGAGCTGCGCAACGCCGTCACGGCAGTAGAGGCCACCCAGGCCGCCATTGACGCAGAGTGTGTATCCATAACCGGCTGTAAGCCATCCGAGCGGGCCAAGCTGCTTAAATGGTTAAACAATAACAACGCCGAGCTGGACGATTTGACCGCAGACACCGTCTCAAAAATGCTGCAGTGCAGCATTCCTAAGAAAATACGCCGTGTGCTAGAGCTACGCCAAGATGGCACACAGACCTCAACGGCAAAGTTTGCCAAAATGCAGGAGATACAACGAAATGGCAGAATCAGGAACACGCTCATCTATCACGGGGCTTCTACTGGCCGTTGGGCATCTAGGGGTGGTCTCAACCTTCAAAATTTGGCACGTCCTTCACTTACAGATAATGAAGTTGAAGTGGCGCTACCAAAGGTATTTACAGGTGCGACTGGTTCAATGGACGAACTGTCCTCACTCGTCCGCTCTGCTATTAAGGCTCCCGAGCAACAAACCTTTGTTGATGTGGATTTTAGCTCAATTGAAAACAGAGTTGGCGTCTACTTGGCTGGCCAGAAAAATAAGATCGAGCTATTCCGCAGTGGTCTTGACGAGTATAAGACGTTTGCATCTGAGTCGCTATACAATATACCGTACGAGGAAGTCACTAAGGAACAGAGGCAGATAGCCAAGTCAGCCGTATTGGGCGCGATGTTTGGCCAAGGCGCCAAGGGGTTGGTGAAGTATGCTGGGGGGATGGGTGTCGAGATGGATGAGGCTCAGGCTGAGCTAGCGGTTAGTAACTACCGATCTTCGTACTCGATGGTAAGAGATTTGTGGACGCTGTTTGACTTTGCTGCTAAAAGCGCAATAAAAGATCCCGGCACGCCTCAATCTGCCGGTAATAAGATTATGATGAAGGTAGTTAAGGGTGTGCTCTGGATGCAGCTACCCAGTAAGCGTCTCATCTGCTGGCAGAGGCCAAAGTTCGAGCTGGTCGAAACATCGTGGGGTGACAAGAGGATGGGTGTCACTGTCCACAGCCAAAACACTTTCACTCGGCAGTGGAGCAGGAACGCCCTGATCGGCAGCAGTATGTTTCAGTCCGCCGTTCAGGCGACTGCTAGAGATTTTCTTGCCGTGGCTATGCTTAATCTTGAGAAGTCCGGTTACAACGTGATCAACAGCGTGCATGATGAAGTTTTACTCCTTGTGGAAGAACAAAACGGGGAGTCCGCACTGGCCGACGTAGTCAAGATTATGACTACACCACCAGAGTGGGCGCCCGATTTTCCTCTTGCTGCGGAGGGCTGGCACGGTAAACGCTACAGGAAGTGATTACTTCTTTTTAACCTTGCCGCCTTTTTTATATTGCTTGCCGGGGAAGTCACTTAAATTTAATCTTGGGTCATCCCAGCTCGTTGTCTCTAAGCCACGTTTGGGGGCAATGATCAATGGGCCAGATTGTAATTTTTCTTCAGCAGACCAAACGGGGTTACCAGTAGACTTGTCATAGAACTGAGAGTGCCTACGTGGATCCATACCAATTTGAGTGTAGTTAGGATCTTTCATCATCTCGGCCATCATGCGACGAACTTCTTCGTCTGACGTGCCAACATTAGTACCCTTAATCATTGCAAATGGAGACTTTGCAGATCCCATTTCCGCGCCCATGGGGGTGAGTGCCTGCTGCTTAGTTCCGAGGCCAACACGAACCGCTTGATTAGGTTTAGAACTAAAATCTACGTTAGATAAGTGGCCAGTCCTGCCGTAACTAATTGCTTTATTGGCTGCGTCATGTGTCGTATCAACATAAACACCATTTTGTGTATACGCTGGAATGTCTAACCGGTTACCAACTTGCATGCCCACAGGAACTGGAGCCAATGCCTTAGATTGTTTATTTGACGTCAAAGCATTTCTGATTTGTTCGTCAGTATAGTTAGGCGGCAAATCAGTCCACTGTCTAATTGGCAAATGCTGATTTAAAATATTAATGCGATCTGCTTGACTGATGTTGCCCTTTAAATATTCTTCTAGCGCTTGAGCCACTCTTGCATCTTGACCATGTGGGTGCTTAATTAATGCTTTACCAAGCAATGCAGCAAGCCCACCAACTTGAAAATGAGGAAGGCTATCTTCATTTTGAGTAGCTGTTCCAACACCGGCTGCTCCAATACCGTACATTGGTTTATTACCATGAATAAATCCTTTTAAAACATTTTCTTGAGGTTCTCCAGTGATTTTACTAGTCCGGGCAAGCATTTCATTAATCTCTTGCATCATAGGCTTACCAGGATAATCTTTAGCACCGGCCCATGCAACATCTTGAAAGTTAGAAGGGTTTACGCCGGCTTTAGCAGCCTCATCGGCCAATGCTTTCTGATAAATACCGTAGGCATTTGGTGGAGGAGACATCATTTTTGGATCCCACAATTGACTCATTTGTTCATCAATAGTAGATACATCACGATGACCTAAAAAGTTAGCAGAAAAATTATGGCGTTTCGGATTAGTTACAGGAATTTCACCCATTTCAGCTAATTTCTTAGCTTGATCCATGTTACCACTTACAAAACGACCACCAATTGGAAATGGTAAGTCTGCTGCTTTAGTAGGAATTTCTTTACCTAAACTTTTTTGGTAGTTTGTAAATGCTGCCATCATTAAATTTGAGTTAGGATCCGCACCACCAGTTGTGGCCGCCATAGCATCAGCAAAACGATTTTTAAATTGTTTTCTTCCTTCTTCAACACCCAATTCTTTAATAAATGCTTCTTCTAATTGGCCCATTGCATACCAATCTTTTGCGGCTGGTCGGTCTTTACCTTTTTCAAATGCGCCGCGTAAACGTGCAAGACTTTCTGGATTATTGGCAAGCTCAGTATATTTTGCAATTGTTTCTGCTTTTTTAGGAACAATATCTGTTTGTGTGTAACCAGCTGTTGGATAATTTGTAGGATCGGCATAGTATCTTTGATTTACATCAAAGTGAGGCTCATAGTTTCCTTTATCAATTTCTTTTTGTGCTGCTTTACGTGCTTTTTGAACTTCTAACGCTTCTGGACTATTTGCTTTTTGTAAAAATTCTTTTCCAGTTTTTGGGTCTTTAGCTAACACCGGTGGTATTACATCAGGGTACACCTGAGACATCTTGTATCTGTCGTATTTTAATTTTTCTAATGGGTCAATTGGGTTTGATTTTGAAAATGTTTCACCAAAGCTCATACCGGGTGACATTTTAGCGTTTGGTACAGCATGCGCGACACCGCCAATTTTAGTTAAATAGTCTTCTGCCATACTAGCGGCTTTAGGGCCCAATGCTTTAGCTAAAGGCTTAGCTGCCATACCAGCAAATGGCAAAGCCATACCAGCGATACCGTAAGGCTCACCTTTTTCGTAGCCTTCTAAGTAACTAGCGTCATTTGGGTTAAGAACGCTACTACGATTTGGATCAGAAGGGGCACCTAGTGCTGCGTCTAAAAAACCAGTACCGGAGCCTACTTTTCTATTGCGATTAATTTGTGGGTAACCAACAAAGGCTGAACCTTCATTGGCTTCAGGCTTTGGGGGCTGACCACCTTCTGCCATTTCTACATGGCCGCCGCTACAAAGATGCATGAATTCTTCTTTAGTTAACCCCGCCGGTAAAGTATGAATAGTGTACTTAGGCTTGCTTTCTGGTTTAGGTGCAACATTGCCACCTTTTTTATAGTCCAAATGGTGCTGCATAATTTCTCGGGCCATTGTAGGCATGTCAGGGCCTTTAGCAATACTTCCACCCCCAGCGTAATCACGACCATACAATTTGTCAATACCATAGTTAATAGCTGGTGCAGCTAACCCTATTCCAGTTCCAATTAAACGAGTAGCTGGGTGCGGAACTGCTGATGCGGCAGATCCTAGCGCACCAATACCGCTTACAATACCTCGACCTACATCACCATGTTCAAAACGAGTTAACGCATCCGCAGTTTGTGCGCCCGCTCCAGCTAATGACGCAATTGGCATGACAGTGTTTAATACTTTACCGGGCAATCCACCTGGAGTAATGTATTTTCCATACTGTCCAAGTGCTGCTTTTGCTTTAGCTAACGTAGACGCGTCTTTAGTAGCAGTAGCTGCTTTGGCGGCTTGCGCCGCTTCTTCAGCTGCGGCCACGCCTTCAGGCATTAAGATAGTGCTATTTCCTGGGGACACGTAACCTGGAGTTTTTAATGCTGCTTGAGCAGCTTTGTTTTTTAATACTTCGCCAACGTTATGTTCTGCATTTTTTACAGCACCAACACCAACACCGTGTGGCGTATTATAACCAGCTGGGGCCGCCTCAACAGTAACAGATGGAGTTTGTTTTGGTATACGATTTAATACTTCAGATAGTACGTATTTGCTACCTACAACAGGCGCAACATATTTTGCACCAGCAGTTGCACCAATCGCAGCACCAGCTATACGATTATCACCAATCTCTTCCTTAACCGGTGGCTTTTCTTGAGGAACGGATGCAATTTGTTTTAAGGCCGTGTCAGATAACTGGGAGTAATCATTATTGGCTATATGCTGTAAATCTGCATCAGATAATTTGGAGTAATCTAATTCGCCGGCCATTACGGTGTTCCTTTTTTATTTAATCGTCTATTTAGCTCAGCCTGTGCTTTACTTTGAGGAGATTCACCACCAGTTCCTTCAACTGTAACAAGTCCTTTATATGTATTAATAAAATGATTTTTAGCTTTTTCTCTGAAGTTAACATATTCAGGAGTTGCTTCAAATTCATCAAAACTGGCTAATTTACCGCCATGTGTTTTAGCCCAATCTTCAAACATATTTTTCTTAGTAACTTGAAACTCACCAGCGTCACGAATTAAACGAGCATTTTTAGCGTTTATTTCTGGAGGTAATTCAGCTCCAATACCTTTAGCGCCCATTGCCATTTTTTCAAGGCCAATACCCATACGAGCGCCTTTAAATACATCGGCAGCAAAATCAATACCCAATTTTTGTGCCGAGTTTTGAACCGCACGATAGTCAGCCAATTCTTTAGGCGAAAATTTATTGGTAATATATTCTTCTTCAAGTTCTGCAGGAGTTTTATTACTAATATGTTTACTTGCTGTAAACAAAGCCGTAGCAACTTTGTTACCACCATGTAAATAACCAAGGACATGATTACGTGATGGGTCGGTTGCAATTTTTAATACGCTATCTGCAGCAGGAATAGTATTTAAATCAGCTGTCTCAGCTAATTTACTCATTTGTGCATAAGACTCACCAGCTTTAGCAGATCTTGTGACACCTTCTTTTTCACTTATAGATAAATTAGCTTTACGAAAATCTTCAGCAGCTTTTATGTTTTGTTCAACTTGTTTGCTATTAATTGGATTTGCAAAAGGTTTAACAAAATTATTTTGAAGATCAGGAGTAGAAACTGCAGCGGCACTAGGAGCTGCGGCAGGGAAACCAGCTGGTGCGGCAGGATAGTTATTGCCCGCTTCAAATTTAGTAATTGCTGCTTTTGCTTTTGCTAATGATTCTGGTGTGTTAGGGATCTGAGCCGTTGGGTCAGCCATGCCTAAAGAATTAGCGATTGCTTTACCATAGTTTTGGGTTGACTCAGGGGAGTTTCCTTTAGCTGTAGACGGTGCCCAAGTTTCAGCTAATAAAGAAGGACTCATAAAGTTTCCAACTTGTGGTCCAAAACGTTCTTTAACAACTGGGCTTTGACCAGATAACTTTAATCCTAAATCACTAGTTAACGCGGCGTCACCCGCTTGCGGTGTCGGAAAAGTTTTAATTTGGCCTGTCGTCGTATCAACTAAATTACCTGGGTTGTTTTGTCTTGTACTTTTTGGAAGAGCGTCAAGTCCAGAAGTACGAGCACCAGCACCTTGAGGTAATAGTTTGCTGTATCGCTGTGGTAATTTTCCATTTTCAGCATATTCCTTAGCCTCAAAAGGATTCATATCTAAATCTTCGCTAAGTTCAGCTACAAAAACTGGCTTAGTTGTAAATGACGCAGGATTATATTGTGCTTTATTTGCTTCGGTAATATCTGTTTTATAATAATTATCTATAATAGCTTGCTTGGCAGCAATGTCTCTTGGGTTAACTGCGTTTAATGCAGTAATAACATTAGCCGGTAACCCGCCGGAACCAGCACCACCTGCGCCGCCAACGCCGCCCCTACCCATCAAAGCGTTAATACGTTTGTTTTCAGCTTCTAACTGAAGTTGTGCGTTTTGAAATGCGGCTTGTTGTTGACGAATATTAAACAAATTTGAACGGTCAGTGTTAGCCGCTTCTTCACGCAAAGCAAATGCAGGCGCTTTGTTATACATAGTCCAAGCGTTTACGTCTTTTAAGCCTTCATTAAGTTTGCGCCAAGGGTTCTGAATTTCATCAGCCAACTTTTGCATATTTTGCAAGACATTAGCCTGACTTTTTTCGTCCATTAGCATGCCCTCTTGGGCTTTTACTGCATTAAGTCCGCCTTTTGTTTTAGCTGCCGCTAATTGCACAGGCAAACCTGGGATTATTCCGTTGTTGGTTAACCTTGCATTTTCATCTGGTAACGCTGTCTCTTCTGACGGTGTGTTTGTAATTGCCATAATTTATCTCTTAGTTAGGACCGTAAAGATTTTGGTCAGCAGCTGGATTAACAGGGGTTGTTGATGGCTCATACGGCGAAACAGGGTTGGGCATGTCGCTGTTATTTGAAGTGCCTAAATTACTTAACCAACGAGATAAATTACCTCCTATGTTAGTTAACGCACCACCAAGACCTAAAGAATTTAATAAAGTATTGCCCGCACTACTTACCGCGCCGATTTGACTTAACGGAGACATTTGGTTTTGCTGCGCTACACTACCAGGAACACTAATGTCGTTAATTAAGTTTGCGTAGCTTCCAAGGTTCTGAAATGGTGCGTTCATCTGAGTATTACCAGCTGTCAATTCGGTGCCTAGTTGTTGGTTGGCTACGTTACCCAAAGCGGCTCCTGCTTGTACGCCAGTCGTTTGATTTTGCAATGCGGACTGCAGTTGCTGAGCGGATAGGTTAGCAAATGCGTCTGCCTTAGCCTTGTCAATCGCGGTCTCCCCACGTAAACTACCAAAGTTTCCAGAGCCAATGTTAGCGCCTTGTACAGGTGCCGTATAATTTGGCATCAACTGGTTAAGCTGTTGGTTTTGTGCCTGAAACAAACCACCCATTGCCGTGTTGGTATTTGGGGTTACTTGGCCGTCAGCCCCAGTAATCCAAGGATTAGCCGCTCCTGCGCCAATTTGTCCTAAAAACCCTTGAGATTGATTAAACGCATTATTGGGGTTTTGCAAAGTGTTTACAGCCTGCTGCCCCACAGTGTTTTGAAAAGCTGGTGCTGAACCAAGTGCTTGACCTGCCCCCTGCACAATACCCTGCTGCGCGGCGTCGTACCATGACGGTAGTGTGGTCTCTTTTACATACGTGTCGGTTAAAAAATTGTTTAAACCGGTTGATCCTGTTGTTCCAGCCATTATGCTCTCACTTTACGTTTTGCTTCTAATAAATAACCTAGCGCACCCTTACTATCTGGCGGCAATCCATTTTTATTTGCACGATTTTTATGTGATCTAATTGTCTTTAAAAATTCATCAAGTATAGATGCACCACTGTCATTACTTCCGTTACCCAAAGATGATACCACATCGGCTGGTATTACAAATTCGCCGTTTGCTAACATCGCCGGGATACTATCACTTGTACCGTCTCCGTCACCTTGAACGTAACGATTTTCCATTGCGTTTAAACCACCCTCACTAAAAAATTGTGGGTTATGGTTTTCAACTTCACCGCCAGCGCTAAACACTGGTGAGTTGGCCATTACATTTAAACCAACAAATGGCTTATGAAACGAAAATGGTTTTCCTTTAATTTTAACTTCAGTGGCGCCCGCTTCAAACGCAGGATTTGTGTCACTACCACCGGCGGACATGTGTATGGCACCACCCTGAGCCGCAGCTAAAATTTGCTTTAACACAGTGTCGGGGTTGTACACTGGAGGGGTGTACGTATACTGTTGTAAGTTATATTTATCAGGCAATGCAGACGCCTGGTCTTTACCTTTAACAAAATTAGCAACTGGGGAGTATGCAGCATCACCTGGGCCAATACCAATATTAGAACCCGCAGTTGCGCCTGCAGTATTTCCGCCAGTGGCTAGCCGCATTAAACCACCTTCTTTAGCGGCTTTTAATTGGTCTTCTATATTAAATGGTTTCATAGGTATCACATTGCTCGGTTGGTTTGAGTTAATAATATTCATTTGATTTTCTAAAGGCATTGCATGCTTTCTGCCTTTAATTATATCTGCCTGTAAATCTGGTGAATTACTTCCAATAAATTTTTTCTTTTTAAGAACTTGTTTTTTTAATGGTACTGGAGTCTTTGGTGTTTTTGGGGTGCTTGGTGTTTTAGGACCAACGCTAGGGTTCAGATTTGGGTTTAAATTAATTTCTAAATTAGGGTTCGGATTAGGGTTCGGATTAACGTTAGGGTTCGGATTAGGGTTCGGATTAACGTTAGGGTTCGGATTAGGGTTCGGATTAGGGTTCGGATTAGGGTTCGGATTAGGGTTCGGATTAGGGTTCGGATTAGGGTTCGGATTAGGGTTCGGATTAGGGTTCGGATTAACTAACGGATTTGGATTAAGGTTAGCATCAGGATTAACATTAGGATTAAAATCAGGATTAACATTAGGATTAAAATCAGGATTAACATTAGGATTAATTGCTGTTTGTTTTTTTAGGGTTTGGTTACGCGCCGCTTGTTCCGCTAGAGCTTGATTACGCAAATCTTCTGCCGTGTAATCTACATTTTTACCTTGGTTTAGTTCAGATTCAATTCCAGAGGGGGCGTCATACCTTGGCCCATAATTATTTGGAATAGTTCCATTTACCAATCCATCTATATAATTTTGTTGCTTTTCAGATGCGTCATTGCCCCTGCTGCCAGATACCATTGAGCTGCCTGGTGTGTTTTTATAGTCACTTACCCATTGGGCATCAGCTGGGTCAAGTCTTCCTTCAGCTACCGCTTTCTGCACCAACGGGTGCATGTTACTTGTATCAATTGTGCCTGCACCAGCTACTGAAATTGGCTGCGCATTATCAAATGAAGCAGGGGCTTGTTGTACGGTGACTGCCCCAGGGTACGCGCTGATAGTAGCGCCAGTGGCTCCTGCAACGTGAGCGCCAATTAACGCCGATTCAGTTGCTTCATTCTGAGCTTTTTCCCAGTCAATTTTTCCAGTTGAGGCGTACTGAGTAGCCGCAGACTGTATTATAGTTTCGACGTACTCAGTGGCGTGCTCTTTAATTCCAACACCAACTACAGTTTTTACAAAACCAGCCTCAACCAAATTACCAGCAAGTCCTTTAAGAAGCGTCGAGTCTACTATACCAGTTGTTAACGCTGTTGCAGCGGCTGAAATTGCTGAAGGCAAAATTGCCCCTTGACGAGCAGCCTCGTCTCCTGCTCCTTGCGCTCTAAGGTTCTTATATACTTCACCGTAAGTGTCGCCGTAAGACTCTCCAGATTGTAAAGCTATATCAACACCCAAAGCCGGTATATAACCTGCTAATTTAAAAGCCGCGGCTCCAGTTGCTAATTGAAAACCTTCTTGTATGCCTTCTCTTTCAAGCCAAGATAAAAACCCCCTTGGATTTTCGTAAGCAGCTTTAATACTTTCAACTACTTTATTACCGACACCGTCAGCAGCTTTAATTCTGTCGCTAATATTTTTTTCTTGTTGTTTAACTTCATCGGGCATTAAACTTCTAGCGTCTTTAATAATCTTATCAGCTTCAGCTGTAAACGCATTGTCAGTACCAATTAAACCGCCAGACGCAATCACGTTTGAGTAAGATTTTCCTAACTCGGCTATTCCCTGGCTTCCAGATGATACCGTTGCGCGTATTTCATCGCCAACTCTTTTTTGAACATCACTAACGGCTTGTACACCAGCACTATTTTGGTTAATGTTAGCTGCGGTTCCAGAAATTACGTTACCTTGTTGATCGTAAACACGCGTATCTGTCTGGTCATTTATGGTTTTTTCTGGACTAGTTGTTTGAGTTGGCAGCAGCGCATTATTGTTATCCCAATCTGATACTGGTTTCGGCGTTAACGCTAAATTGGTATTAAAATCTTTACCGTTCCATTCAAACGTCTTAACTCCGGCAGTTCTGGCTTCTTTAAATGCATCATCAAATTTGTCTGCCGTAGAAACAAATGGTTTATTTTTAGTTTCTTGACTAACTGGCAAACCACTATTTTCTGGTTTACCCACACCAGCGGCAAGTTCTGACGAACTAAATGGTGTTCCGTTACCATAAAATCCACCAGGTTGACTTTCAGCGTCACCGTTTTGCGGAGTGTAATTAGAAGTCTGTACTGTATTATCAAGACCACGTTGTAACAAATTATCAACACCACCGCTAGTAAATCCAATATTTTCTGTGCCAAACGGTGTGGTTGCGTTTGTTTGATTTTGACTGTTAATACTTGTTGAAGCAGCGTTTCCAAAAATGTTTGGAATGTTAGTAAGAATTGCATTTTGAATATTACGGCCGTTTAATGCCGCAGTTGTGCCAATTGAAGCAATACTACTTACTGCGTTAACGGCAGCTAATGACGCTTCAGGATTAATGGCGCTTACTACGTTACCAGCGTATGCTCCAATTGATGACGATGCTAAACTAATTCCTAATACTTTAATAAAATTTTCACTAGTAACAGCACCCGAAGCTGTTGCGGCAATTGTAGATGCCGTTGTATTAACAATAATACCAGCTACTTGTGATGGTGTTAAACCTACAGCTGATGCAATGTCTGTAATTACTTGTGAGCCAACTAAACCGGTTGCTGTTGATATTTCTGAGCCAGCCCCACCAACGCCACCACCAATGGCGCCCATAATGGCGCCTTTTTCAATATTGCCTCCCATGGCGGCGGCAGATAACGCACCCATACCAGCACCCATAACAGCGCCACCTAAAGTTGCGGCACCTACAGCGCCTGCACCAAGTACAGCCTCTCCAATAGCTAAAGCAGCTCCACCAGTCAAAGCCCCCGCCGCGGCCACAGCAATAAGTGCAAGGCCCGGTGCGACATCCTTTTGAAAGTTAAACCCACTACCTCCAGCGGCAGCGTTATTAGCTATTCGTTGTTGGTTTAAAACGTTAGCTTCACTAGTTGCAGTATTAACAATTTTATTAATATCATCAACTGAAACACCGGCTTTGTACGCATCGGGTGCCATTGCTTTAATTTGTTCTATGACAGGGGCGGCTTTGTCTGCGGTATTTTGTCCTATCTGCCAGCCAACTTGCCTGCCCAAGAAATCTAGTTCTGCTTTGTAGTATGCTTGCGGGGCTACAGCCGCAAGAGAGTCAAGTGCCTTTAAATCAGTATCATAATTGGCATTTGTAGTGTAATTAGCAAATACTTGATTTTTTAATCCTTGGGCAACGGTATCATAGTACGCGTTAGGATCTGTCGCTTTTAAATCAAATAGCGATTGTTTATCCGCCGCATCCATAGATAATTTGGAAATATAAGGATCACTAGCAGCCTGCCCAGATAATAAAAGTTTAGCGTCTGCGCTTTGGCTGTCGTACACGTTACCTGTTTTTTGGTCAAGGTACTGGTACGTATTAATTCTGTTTCCATCACCATCGTACGTCTGTGATATAACCATGGGCGCCCATTGACTCGGGTCACTCGGAGTTGAGTCTTGATGCTTTGACTGGTACTCATCACTAGCCATAATACCAGCTGTTATTTGGTCGGGTGTTTGACCAGCGAAACTAGCCTTACCAGATGAGTCAGCGTTTCGGCCTAAGTACTGCTGGTATAAGGCGTCTATTGGATCAGAAGATGCTGTGCTTGGCGCTCCGCCGTGCGTGCTAGCGTACTCTGCGCTACCAGTAAGCCCGGCAATAACGTCCGCTGCGCTTTTTCCGGTCCAAGTAGAAGAGCCTGAAGGGTCCACGCCACGGCCTAAGTACTGCTGGTACATTTGCTCTAATGTTGTTGGGTCAACTCCACCACCCTGTGGCACATTCTGAACTGGTGTTGGGTCACTACCGCCACCATGGGTACTAGCATATTCACCACTACCCAAAATGCCTTGAAGCACTGTGTTGTAGTCTTGGCCTGTCCAAGTAGAAGAACCAGATGTGTCAACACCACGGCCTAAATACTGTTGGTACATCTGCTCTAGCGCATTTTGATCAACGCTGGGGGCAGGTTGAATTGGTGCGGCATTATCAAATTGAGCCGGTGCAGATTCAACCGTTACAGAGCTATCTGCCGGCGCCGGGTCGTCTACCCAATTTGCACTGTCTCCGCTGCCTACCCAACCCATTTATTGACCTTCTTGGTACGTTATCGTTATAACTATATTAATGCAGTAAAAGAATGTATTCCGCCCTTAATAACTTGGGCCGTTAACAATTTGAGAAAAGTCTTTAGCCCATTCCTGCCACTCTGTGTATAACTCTGGGCTAGGCACCGGGTAGTTTGCAAAAGTTGCCAATTCTGATACTTGGGATGCCGCTATTTTCCAATCTTCTTCAGCAAAATGCCCAATAGGTTCACGACCATAAAACATAACTAAATTGCCGTTATAATCTTCCCAGCTAGAATACTCTGGCCCGCATGGAAAAAATTCTTGTATTGAACTAGGGCCGCTCATCACCAAACTCCGCAGTAATTAAGTTGCGCCCCATTTCAAAATTGCCGTCAATTTCGTTTGATTCAAACTTTAGTCTAACTAACCTAAATTCAACACGTAAATCAATTTTACCTGTGTTTTCGTCAAAGTAAAACGGCCCAGCCATTTCATCTTCTTGACCACTAGCAAACCGACGACCTAAAACGGTCATTGCCATTGTTCCCGTCTGTAAAAAGTCTGGTTCAACACGGCGCAAGTGCATACGACGATTTACCCCCTGGGAGGACTCTTGATTAGGGCTACCAGTTAACCAACTAATGTCATTAGTAGTAATACTAGAGTACACTGCAGTTTCACCAATTACGCTAATTTTATTTTGACCAAACTCATGCTGCCAAATATCATAACCACCAGTTAAACTATAGACTAGTGTTCCCTCCACTGGAGATGCACCAAAAGTTGTAGTAGATGTAACTAACGTCACACCAGGGGTATTTACGGTTGTATTAATTATAAACGCACTAGAAGCTACTTGGTATACCTTAGCTGTCTGAGAATTTGAAAACGAAAAATGATCCCCCGGACTTAATATTGATGTTTGGTTACCAGATAAATAAAATTGAAATGCAGTAGGTGAAGATAAACTTGGAGGGTTTACTATTACAGTTAAGGGTGAATGAAACACCACATTATAATCCCAACCAGCCCAAATTGGTGTTGGGAAAATCTCCGTGGTATAGCCACAAGATCTACGAGCACCGTCTGCTTCGCCTGCGTCATACCACAGCTTATCTTTTACATTATAAATAATGGCGTCAGTGCATTCTGTGTTTGTGCCACGGGGGTAAAAGAACCAGATCTCATTATAGCGTGGTACTTTAGTTGCCCATACTTTTTGACGTTGTTCATAATTCAAATTATTAAACAACCAGTTTACATTCTTGTCATTTGGCAGTACTGCAACAGAGCCGTTATACAAGTAAAAACGGTCAACGCCCATCCAAAAATACGTGCCATCCATCTCAACAATTGAGCTAGACGACATAATTGATATTTGACTTGTAACAATATCATACCGCCAATATAACGGTGATGTTCCAGTAAATGAAACACGAATTAAACTATCAGTTGCCCAAAATAATCCCGATGGTGAGTTAGTACCACCGCGCACTGTAACACCTTTTACAATTTTTGAACTGGCTACGTTGGTCTGGTTAGCTAGTGATCCATTCCAGTCATAAAAGTTTCTTGTGGCATACGCAGTATTTGTTAAGTCAACATTATTATTGGCAATATACCCGTTAGATCCGTACACAAATATAAACGGGTACAAAACACAAACACCACCGTCTACTGATATAGGCTTGTATGTTGGGTTTTGCCCGGCACTATCTGATAAACCAGTAAACGTCCAAGAATTTCCAGTTGACGGTGTAATTTGCCCCGTTAATACTTGACTTACCACACCATTATCAATATTTACTAAATTTTTACCAGGGTGCGCAAATACAGATAAGTTTCCACCTAGTGGACTAAACTGTGAATCAAACTGCCACAAATTTAAAAATGGGCCCGAGGTTGAGTCCGCCGTAAACACGGCTGAGTTAGCAATGTACGCAGTTGTCGGTGTGCCAGAAAAACCAGCTGTTAATGTTACTGTTGTGTTTGGTGTTGAGAATACTGAGGCGGATACTGTATAAACTGTTGCTGAGCTAGACTGGGTAAATATAACTTTAGTGCCTGCAGGGAAAACACCAGTAACATTACCGGCCACTACAAACGCTGGTGACGTGGCAGATACCAATGGGACAGAAACTTGACCTGGTAGAATTGTCGCTGTAAAAGGACCACTACCCGATGCAATTGTTAATCCCGTGGTAAATACATCTAATCCGTACGCGTTACCAGCAAAAATATAGTTAACACCGTTGTAAGGCTGGGCAACCAAACCTCTATAAATGCCAGTAAAACTGTTAAAAATAGAACGGTAACCACCAATTTTTTTAGGTTCACCGCGTTGAAAACGACACCATGTTCCGTCTGTGTAGTTATCAGATTGAAATAGTGTGCCATCACGTTTTATTCCTGCAGGTACTACTAGGGAATATATTTGTGTAAACTGTGTGTTGGCTTGTTGGGTATTATCCGCAGCCACTAGAATGTCCCACCCGATATTAACTGAGCATTTAATGTTCCATTAACAGTTACCAAGGGCTGTAATAAATTTGAACCATCAATTTTTATTAGTTGCGTACCATTTGCAGCTAAACCAAGTATGCTTGTACCCACTAAATACATACCTGTAGTATTGTCGTTACTAAATGAAAAAGACGGACCACCAGCTGAACCGTTAGAAGCGTAATAAACACTAGATGATCCTTGGTTTAGCAAATACAAATTTGTACCATCACTAAGAACTGTTGCAATTGTGCCGTTTGTAATGATTAAAGGAGCTTGCGAACTTCCGCTTATTTGAAATGTTACATTGTAACCAGTTTGATTTGTTTTGTTTGCCCAAACATAAATTTGTGTGATGGCTGGTAGTGTAACAGCAAGAGTCTGGGTTCTTGTACCAGACTGTGCAATGTAGGTTTGAATTATTGGTGCATAAGATACTAGGCTTAATGTATTTCCAACAATAGCGTCTACGTCAAATGTCTCAGATGTAAATGTGGCATTAGACGGCGCAGTTAAACCTACTGTTACAAAAGCAGCCGTGGATACATCATAAAAAATAAACCCAGAATCACCAGGGTTAACAACGATAGTAGAAAGTTTATTAATTAATGTTGGAGATATTGGAGTAATATTAAGGGAACCAGTGCCATTATTTCTAAAACCAATAAACCAACCAGTGGACAACGAATAAGTAGTAGGTAAGTTAAAAGTGCCCGTACCACCGTTCCATACAAAGGTAGACGCACGACTTGCATCGTTAATCGTTGGTGAAGATGTTATGTCAACTAAGTTTTGAGTTGTGGCTAATTTACCAGCGACAGTTGTTAGGCCAGCTCCTGCTAGTGTGGCCGCATCGGCAACAGATGTTCCTGCTGCAAATGTTATGTTTTGCCAAACGCCAGCCTGAGTAGTGTTATCGCTAAGGTAAACATACTTAGCAATGCCAACGGGGACAGTAAAAGAGCCACCACCGATGTTATCCGTGACAACAAAGCTATAAGCTCCCAAGTTGCGAAAAAGAATATCAGCGCCAACGGTGCCCTGATTTGCAGCGGGAAGTACAATAGATAATCCACTGGTACTAGGCGTGCAGTCAATAATCCGAGCGGCGGGTGTTTGAGTGCCACTGACGGTTGAAGGCCAGTAAAGGGTAGTGTTAGAACTAAAGGGAAGTGGAAAGTACGATACCTCAGTTTGGGTAACTACAGTTCCAGTAAAGGGAGAAGTATAGACTGGTGTTGGCATTTTTTAAGGTTCCTGAATCGTGGTGTTTCTATCGATACGGCGGCTATTATCTTCCTTTTTAATCGCAGTAATTGCGTCCGTGTAGTATTGTTTCCAAACGGGTAGTTTATCCAAAGCCTTTAAGTACCCTTGCGCTTGAAGCAAAGAACCGTATAACATCGCCTGTGGTGCAATAGCTGTCCAAAGATTTTGTTGGTTGCTTGCGTCTAGTGGCTGTATTTCAGCGTAATAAATAATTTCTACTGGATATGCCACATCTGGTAACGGTGCAAAATTCCAATTATTGTAGTCATAATCTGCGTAGTACGCAGGCTGCGCTGCAATAGATTCTGATAAGTACTGAGATACATAGTCTTGGCTGCGTAGTAATATGGGCTGCCCGTTAACCTTCATGCTTACTGTTTTACGCCAACGAGCTGGCTTGTTTAAAACAGTTTGATTTTGAGCTAGACTTGTCTCAACCACAATCAGTTGTAAAAAAGTTTTTAACTCAGCCGCAATTGATGACTCCGCAAGCGCAATTAGATTAGGAATCTGCGCTATAAAGTCGGCGTCGTTCCGCTCCATGTATTGCTGGATGTTAAGCACCAGCGAATCGTAATTCATTATTACGCTCATCGTGTGTAGTAACTTATATTAGGTTGAAAGTAAATAGGGCTCTTATCGCGGTCTTCTTCACTGGCTTGTATAAATGCGCGTTCTGCCTGTGCTTCTAGGTATTGAATACGCGGCATATCTACACCCGGTAGTTGTAAAGACAATGAGTGTGATAGTTGTTTTTGTACACAATTTAACCAGCGATCTGGTACATAAATTTGGTTTGTTAATGATCCAACATCCTGCATTTGTTTTTCAACAATTAACTGAAACATTTGATATGGGTTATTTGGCACAGGCCATAAGTACATTGAAGGTTCAATCGTGCGATGGAACCAGTATTGTAAAGAACGCACCGAAGGAAATTGTTTGTTTGGTAAGTTCCAGTAGTCGTCGATATTTAACCGAGCTAATGGAATTACTTGTTGGCTTGTCGAAAATACAATCTGGCGAACTGTAAATGTTGTCGCTACTGTCTCGCGTAAACGCCAGTATAAATGTGGTTCAGTAATATCAATGTTATAGTACTGCCACCCGTAGTCAGCCAAAGTAACCGCTGGGAACGTGGCCTTGTTGTGCCAAGTTGTGCCGTCATCGCTGTACTCAAACACAAAGTTGTACGTTGCCGCACCAGATGGGGCGTAGGCGTTCCAACCGACATAGTACACGCTTTGGGATTGCTGGTAAGAAGAACCAAACCAGTTTTTGACCGTGGTGGATGTTGCAGTTGTGCTGAGCGTTGGGCTAAGGTCAAAAGCCGCAGGTGATGTAGTGTTGTCTGTAGGTAAATACGAAGATGCTTGAATATTTTGAATGTATACCCAGTTAGCCTCACGTACGTCAATGGTCGTCTTTGGGAGGACTATTTGCTGTTGTGCTGTTAACGCACCATACAATTGATTTTCTAATAGCCATAGATTAACACCGCGATTAGACAAATTTTGTAAATTATAAAATAGCGCTTGTTTAGCTGCACCGATATACTCAGGCGTCATTTCTTCTGCTGTTTTACCAGCATCACGAAATGCGTAGGAGATTAACTGGTCAACATTTATTGTGGTGCTGCCAGTGGTTTCGCTATAAGCCATTTATCGTCCTCGACCAGCTGATCGTTTCATTACTTTTTTGGGTAGATTATTAGATGCAAAGCCCGACTTGACAAACTCTTTGCCAACTTTTTTAGGAATACCGATAGTGCTTTTGCCTTCAGCAGCAGCATACATTGCACCTTGTTGCGCCTTTGATTTAATCGGCATAATTAATAGCCCTTTTTAACTTTACCACCACGTTTTTGACCGGTCACGTTACTCATGGCATCGACAGCAACTGGGGCTTGGCTTTGTGCTCCAGCCATTGCGCCTTGTTGTGCTGCCATTGGGGCGCCTAAGCCACCTAAAAGGGCGGCTTGTTGTGCTGCTTTTTTGGCTTTGATTTTATCCATCATTGCCTGTGCTATATTGTTTTGCTGTGGGGTGCCCATTACGTTGTTAGCTAGCGCAGTCCCAGCAGAACGGATTGGATCAAGCAGTGCACTGGCGTCAGTTACCGCCGATCCTCCAGGTGCATATTTTTTAACTTTACCGCCGCATTTAAATTTATTTACGGTGCCTGCAAACGCTGGTTTGATTGCTTTTTCTTTAGCAATGTTGGCCTTGTCGTTAGAAGTTTTTTTGGCTTCGTAAACGTTGGTAACTAAACCACCGGCTTGGTATTTTTTAACGGTACCACAATCTTTCTTAGCGCGGCCGCCTTTACGTAACTTGGACAAGTCAGTCTTTTCACCAGGGTGCTCTTGTTTATCGTGCAAGCCAATGGCTTTTTTAACGACGGCTTTATCTTGGGCCATGTCAGCTTTTTCTTCAGTCTTGCGCTCGCGTTTCTCGTAGTTAGCGATTTGCTTTTGTACTGAGCCACCCTCTTTGAAGTGCTGCATCTTAGGTAATTTAGTAAAGCCTTCCATGGTAATTCCTCGAGGTTAAGTTGTTGATTGGATTGATCAGATCCTATATACATTAATGCATAAAATTAGGTATTTACGCCCTAAACGCCGCTTAAAAACAGTGCTCTTTCTTTCCTACGGCGGCCTTCCAATATGGCTGGCTTGTTCCAGTTAAGGATGGCATCTGCCGCGCCCTTGTAGTCGCCCTTGTTGAGCCTTTGGACTACCTCAGATTTCTTAAAGTTTGTCTCGCCAATATTAAAGCAGAGGCTGTACAGGGCGTCATATTGGTTCTGGGTAAGGGGTACCCTCACGGAACTTGCTACCGCCTCGTCACACCACCTTAAATCGCTTTTAAATAGGTCTTCTACCTGCGCGTCTGTCAGCGTGGTGTCAAGCAGGTGTTTTTCATCAGCCTTGATAAGGTGCCCCACGCCAATGGTATAGAGCCCCTTTGAGTCCTTGTAGGCCTTATTGCGTTTGCCTTCAAGGTTGGTAATAAAGTGAAATGTTGATTCAGTTATGGCCATAAACAGGTTGTCGTATTTCTCTGCGGTTTCTAGGTTAAACAGGACTGCCAAGGACAGGACAAGCACCCAGAACACCGTTATAACTCGGTTCATACTAGCTCCTTATTGAAGGGCGTTAGTTTACTTTGTTTTAACGAACTCTTGCAAGTTAGTTAGCTGGGATGCTAGTTTGTTGTATTTTTCGTTGTTTTCTGTGAGGGTGCCGAGTAGGGTAGCAGGGTCAAGGGCTGAGGGGGTACCATCAGCGCCGCTGGGGCTTGAGGCCTGATTACTTGCACTGGCGTTGTACACCCTAATAAAGCC